AGCACCGTAAACAGCGAAGTCAATTCTGTCAGTAGCAACTTTTACTACTAAACCTTTTACAACACCATTTGTAGAGTCAGCCACAATAATAGTATCATTAACTCTAATACCATGGTTACCAGAAGTAACATCAGTATTACCGTCAATATCTTTTGTGATATCTATCTGAGAAGACGAATCTAAACCACCACCTGTAGAGTGCACGTGTCCTTTATAAGAAAAGTGTAATCTACCTTGTTCTGCCCAAACTACTTCGTCAGCAGTCATAGCTTCTTCTGCACCAACTTGAGCTAAGAAACCAGAAATTGTTCGAGGTCCAAAAACCTCAGCCTCTTTTTCCATTAGATCTGGAACGTATTGTTGCGCCCAGCCCTTTCCAGCTTCAGAGGATAAATCCAAATAATTTGAAGATAACGTTTGTTGCCCTGGAGCAGGAACGCTATTCAAATTAGGTCCATTTGTAATTGCCATAATATATTTTTTTTAAATTGTTATTTTTTATTTTTAATTTTAAATTTAAAATCTTTAGCAGAATCACCTAACACTCTAACCTTCATTCCACCGGCTTGAACTTCACCGTGTTGTTGTCTGGGTTTTATGTTTACGTTTTTATCTTTAGCAATTTGTCCTTTGATAGCATCTGCTTTACCTTGCTCGTAAAAATGTTTAGCAATAGCATCTGCGTTCATAGCTGTAAACAAAGACTTGTGATAACCAGCGGCATCACTTATTGTCATTTTATCTTCACCAATATACTTATTGATAAAATTATTTAAATCACTTTGAGTCTCTTTTACTTTTTGAACATCTTTCACATTAAATCTAAATTTTTTATCTCCAACGTTATAATCAAAACCTTTGAATTTTTCGTTAAAAAGATTATTAGTTTTATTTAAAAATGTTCTTTTAGTAGCTTCAGATAATTTCTTCTGCTCTTCAGATTCCTTATTATATCTATTAAAGAAATCAACAGCTTTTTGTTGTTCAGTGGTCAACTTTGACCCAGCTTTAATTTCTTCATAGTACTTAGACTTTTGCCCGTCTAAATAGGCTTTAGCCTCGGCAACTTGCTCTTTAAGGGCTATTTTTTTCTTACGAATATCTTTAGCATCATCAACCTCTTCATCGTAACCAAAAGTTTCTTCTAGTAAAAAATTTCTTTCCTCTACAGTTAAATGAGGTTTGGTTGCACGATAATACTCGTCTATTACATCAGAGTCGTCCATTTTAGAAACGTCTCTATTTAAATTAACGTAGTCACTTATATCACCACCAGTTTCATCCATAAAGTCAATTAGCTTTTGAATATTTTCTGGTAGTGGTTTTCCAGTTGCTTCAGCTTCAGCGATAGCTTCTTCTACCTCCTCTTCAACTTTAGCAACCTCTTCTTCATCAGTATCTTCCTCAACAACCTCTTCTAAAACTGGTTGTTCTTCTAAAATATCATCTTCTTTTTCTTCACTGACTACGTCCTCCTCTTTTTCTTCAGCGGGTTGTTGCTCAACCTCTTCGCTTTTAGGTTCAGGAGTTTTATCTAAATTAACTTTGATAATATCTGGATCACCAGCACTATCAAACATAGATTCATCATTGACTTCTTCAACGACTTCTTCTACTTGTTGTTCGTTTTGTTCTTCAGTAACTTCTTCAAGCACCTCTTTATTTTCTTCTGTCATAATAAAATTTTATAAAATATTAAAAATAAGGATTAAAACCGATCAATACCGGCATCTCCCGTAACTATATCATTACCTGATGATTCAAACTTTTTAAGTGAATTACCCTCAGTTCTTTGATTTATCATTTCTTTTTGATAAGCAGCTTGCCTATCAATTCTTTGATCCTTTCTGTCTTCTCTAACAGACTCTAATTTACCAGCTATTTCCCTTTCTTCTTTCTTTATACCAGAATTTAATTCAAATTCTAATATCATTAACTCTTTTTTAGATTGAACTTCTTGCCTTAGATATTCCATCTTTAAATTATTCTTAACAGACTCTAGTTCAGCGTTTGAAATGTTTTGTGCTTGAGTTTTTTGTATCTCAGCTTGAGCAGCAACCTCTTGTGCTTGAGCGTTAGCTTGTGATTGAGCCTCTATATTTTGTTGAGCAATAGCCTGGTCTCTTTCTTGTTTTTGCCTTCTTTTTATTTTTAGCATTTGATTAGCTAACTTAATATTTCTAATACCTCTTAGATCAATAGCATCATCTAGTTCTATTAGTTTTTGTCCAAGCGCTACTTGTATATTATTTTCTAACAACGCTTTTTCCTCCTCGTCTGGCATTAGCTCTATGAATATACCAAAATCATATAGATGTAGATTTTTCATTTCTTCTAGTGTAGCAACATTATGAGCACCTAAAGCTTGTATAAAAGCATCTTTTGTTGGAGAATATTCTATTATATCAGATATTCTAAGAGACAAACACTCTGCTGTTTCAGCGGTTAAATATAGCATTGATTGTAGTATATGTCTTGTTGCTGTATTTGAGTTTGCTGCAGCTAATTTTTGTACACCAACTAAAGCATTTTTATCTGGCATACTACCATCTCTAGCTTCATTTAATCCAGTTACATCTCTTATCATTTGAAGATAATAGTTGTAAGTTTGTATCAAGCTTTGAAGCTTACCACTGTTAACACCATTGCTTATTTGTTGGATTGGAACTTTACCTGGATTCTGATCTCCTTCAGAAGTAAAACTTCTACCTACAACACTACCAGTTTGAAAGAACATGTTTAAAGCTTCTTGCGGATTATAATTAGTTCCGTTACCTAAATCTATTTCAGCTAATCCATCAGCATCTAAGTAAACACCATCTGGTACCATTCTTGCCATTACCTGTTGTATCTTTAAATGAGTCAATTGAATCATATCAGCAAAACCAGTTATTCTACTAACTAAAGATTCTATTTTACCATTATATAATCTAGGTGCAACTATTTGATAATTCATTTTAACTCTATTAAAATCAGAATCGCTCCTCATCATATTGTCAGCCATATTCCACTTTAATACTTTATCTGCACCTAACACATAAACACCTTCGTATAATGTTTCAACAACTCTTTCTAGTTTTTGAAAATTACCTTCCATATCTTGAGGTGGATTAAATTGATCATCTTTTTCAATTATCTTTTCAGCTCCAGTACCTAATGTTTTTAACTTGTAAACATTATTCATGTGTGTTTTATAATTAAAATATAAAACGTGTATTAAGTTTTTATCTCTAAGTGATTTGTAGTTTATAGGATCAGCAGATGTACTTGTTATATCTTTTATCTCTTGCTCAGATAGATTTGGAAATTGTTTTACTAGCTCGTTGATAGGTATTTCTTTTACTTCGCCAACATAATATATATCATCAAAATAAGGCGAATCAGTGAACGAGTAAACCATATCTGCTGGATCAACATATTCAACTTTAGCTCCATCACTATAATTAAATGCTGTTTTAGTAGCAGCTATACCTATTGTTGTTAGGTCATATAGACATCTTCTTCTTACTAAATCATAATTACTATTCTCGAGTAAAACATTTAAAGCTTGTTCTTCAGCTAGCTCAACAGCTTGCTTATAATCAAGTTGCATGTGTAATGCTAGTTCATCTTCACTTTGTGGAAGGTTTTGCGGATCATTTTCGTATAAATTTATATTAAAGTTAGCCTTAGCTAATTCATTATACTCTTTGGACCTCATGTCACGAAGTATAGACTCCATATATTCGGTTCTCTTGTTAACACCATTAGCGTCTTGTGAGAAACAATTTATTTCGTAGTTTCTTTGTGACATACCATTAACAACTATATCAACGAATTTTGACACTATAGGTACGGGCTTCCAGTCTAGATTTAAATATGATAAGTCACCATTAATTGATAATTCGTTTTTATATTTATCTATTGGTTGTTCGCCTCTAGCGTACAACCTTAATTGATGATAGTTGTTTAGATTACTACTAAACTTAGATATGTTATCACTAAATCTAGCTGTACTTCTAGAAAACCACTCGTGTTTTATAGCTCTAGCAACCTTTAATCCATATTCTTCAGATAATTTTTCTAGATCGCTAACTGCTTGAGATGGAAAATGTGTATTTGTATATGCCATTTTATTGTTTTATTATTCTTGATTGAAATCCTTTGTTATTATACTTGGATATACTTAAGTTTAATTTTTTTCTTTTTGTCTCTGGATTTGGTCTATAAAGGTTTCTATTGCATGCCATTATTGCTAAGCCTGAACTTATCGAAGCATCATGCTTGGTTCTCCTATTTATATTAAATTTAGACCAGTCATTTAGAGTTTCATTGAAATACATATTACCATATGTTCCATCTTGCACTAATCCAACATGATCATTTATATACATTTCAATAGCTGCTGCATGTGCTTGCTTTATATCTTCACTAGAATTAGGCATGCCACCTATTTCTTTTTCTGTTACCGAAAGTTTATTCCAAATTTTATCTGGTCTATTCATACTAAAACCTCTGTAACCTCTTCTTCTTAAGTGATATAATAATCTAGGTTTATTATTTTCTGCAAGCAATGGCATACCATAAAATACTAATGCCATTAATACGTCTTCAAAAAATATCTCAGCTGTTTGTGGTCTCGCTATGTATTCTAAAAAGAAAGTATTAGCCGGTGCGTTTTCCATTGAAAACTTTGTCAAACCATGCAAAGCTCCTTTAGAACCTCTGTTATCTACTGTTCCTGATATATCGTATGAGTCACAGCCAAACGCTCCTACGTGCTCGTTCCCTGGATATTTTTGGCCGTTTTTAGTAATAATATTATTTTGCATTTTAATATCTGGAACCCAACTTACTTTAAACCTACCATTTGGATCTGGATTATAAGTAACCTTTGTATCTTTTACTCCATTGTTCCATTGAAAATTACCAGTAGTTATTACTGATGAGTTTTTATTTCCTTCATTATAGTCTATCTGCTCGTATATCTTTATAAGATTAAATAAACTATTTTTAGTTTCATCTCTAAATGCATGCTCTTCTGTTCTAGGAAACTGGCGGTAAAATTCATTTAAAGCGTCTTGATCGTCTTTTAAACCCTCTGCTTCATTTTCCCAGTGATTTATAACACCTTGATCTATCTCTACTCCTTGTGGATCAAATGTTTGTTGTTTAGGATCACTGAATACAGGTCGTCCGAATTCATCAATGAATCCTTCGTAATTCCATTCCATAGGAATAAACAAAGAATATAATCCTGACTTAGTCTGCCCATTTCTGTTTCGCTTGGTAACGTCTGAATTATCATATAAATTTTTAAAATTATCGCCTCCTTTATCTAACGCGTTTGATGTACTTCCCATCATGCATTTACCAACAACTCTACTACCTAATCG